AATCTTTGCAAACAACTTATCAACCCACTCAAATAAATCCATCATCAATACCCATCTAGGTCCTGTATCAGTTAACTGTCTAGGTACAGCGTGTAACATACGTGTATTGAATATAACAGGACTGTCAACTACAAATGACTCTACTGGATGATTGAATTGATCGTAGAAGTATTGAGGTGTATTTTTAAAATCACCTTTTAAAGGTATACCTAGATTGCCCCACTTGTTGTGGTCAATATGGTTTACTAACCCACCAGGTTTCACATTACTAATAAAAAATGATGGTCTTTTAAATTCTGTATTAAGACCTTCATATAATTCATTTAGTATAGGAAATTGTTTAGGGTTTAAAGGTAGTTCTTCAACATTCCAAAGTAACCCATTTTGATCGTACCCTTGTCTCCATGTTGCTCTTTCAGCATATTCAATTATCTCATTGAAAACGTTAGTGTCGTATTGTAATTTAAATTTTTTATGATACCACATTACGCATACCTATATTGTTCTATTAATCGTTCAAATAAGTGTTCATCAAATTTCATACAAAATACTAACATAATAATATCGTCCGATGTACTAAAAACTGAATGTCTTTTATTTGCGTTAAAGAAAAACATCTGGCCATCTTTAACATCTCTAACTGTATCCTCATATATAAACTTTAAATCTTTTTTATCACACCTGTTGATGAAAGCAATAAATCTTATTTCATCATAACCATATTCTAATTTGTTTACATCATAGTGTTCAGGAAAATAACCACCTGTGTTTAGTTTTAGAAAGTGACATCTTCCCAACCAAGGTTTCCATGGTTCAATGAGTTTCTGCAATTCTTTTGAGTTATCATATACTTCGGTATATTCTTTTATGTGATGATTTGTAATACTAGTACCATGTATTTTATTGTATTGTAGTAAACTATCTAAATCAGGTATACCACTTAACTTGCCATCTAAACTTGTTACACTTAAACCCCACCTGTTATTTGGGTTTCTTAAATTGTAAGGTTTCCATGAGTCTTTGTACGGCTCAAGGTCTTTCATTATCTGTCTAGTATTGATGTGTTGTTTCATTTGCAACCAGTCACCCATAGTAGATAGTCTTTGAAGTGCTTTGTTTGTTCTATCTATACTACTCATATAAATTTTATCCTTTTGTTTTTCTCATTTTGTTCCCAGTTTACTAACGTACCATCTAGTAATCTTTTCTCTATATCTTCATAACTGTTATGTCGCCAAGCACAAGTTATAATAATTCTATTTTTTTCTGTCTTGTTTTCTACACCATGTATTTCAGGACCTTTAAATATCCAAGGTGCAAATTCATTTGTAATATCATTTTTCTCATATGTCATTCTATACTTTTCTGTACTTCTATCAAAACTATCATAGAAGACTTGTGGACTTGTATCACTAAACTCACCTCGTATTGCAAAGTTTAAAGCAGCAGGTCTGTTTCTATCTTGGTGTGGTGGTGCACCACCTACTGCTGTTTGTGTGTATAATACAGTATCAAAAGATATTGCAGGTGTAAAAAGATTTATCAACTCATAATGAAACTCACTAAAAGGATAGTTTTTACATTCTCGTCTAGCGTTAAATGCCTCTTGTACAGTCCATCTTATGTGACCACAATCAAACAGATACCAATTGTTCTCGTCTATATTCTCTAAATGATTTAATAAATATTCTCTATCATACCAAAGAGTTTTTAGCTCACGACAATACGGTGCTGATCTTGTTTCTTCCAAGGACGTCAACCTTATCTCTGGCGTCATCATTAAACCTTTCATAATTTGTTTGTATAATTTCTAAATACTTAATCATTGTATCAGCGTCTGATACTTGAAAACACGTCATAGGATTGTGTGTAAAGTCTTCATACTTACAATGTTTCATAATTAGATTGTCTATAATCATAGCGTATCTATGACTACAATTTCCTAATCCTTCTTTACTCATACTCTCTAACATACCTATAGATGTAGCCCAATCACCATTAGGGTCAGGTAAGTTTTTTAGGTACGATAAATTTTCTGATTTGTGATATGCGTTTTGTACGTAACAATTATCAACACTTGTAAAATATACTTCATCAATACCTAGTTCTTTTATCTTGCTGTAATAGAAGTCGTATGCTTTTAAATGTGTGGCTGCATACTCAACTAGAAATACACCAGGCAATCCTATTAGTAATATCTTTTTATCTTTAAATAATTCGTGTGTAGAATACCAGTTTGTGGCTACACTATCTTTGTGCATAGTTTTAACATCTGGTATTATATCGCCAACTCTTATCATAACGTAATCTCCTTTGATTTCAAAAAACATCTCTTGGCTTTTCTTCCCCACCAGAATAAATGCTTTGAGTGGTCTACTATATCTTTATATTTATAAACGGTTACAGAAACGATATTGTTAACTGAAATTAGTGGTTTGTTATCATAAAACCAACTATACCAGTTTTTGTTAAATTGTTTTTCTATATCATCTCTTTCATATGTGTCAATAATGTGCTTGTTAAACTGGCACGCTTCTGATACATCAACATTATATTCTTTCTTACATATGTCTATAACCTCTTTGTGTACCTTGTCTATGTTTCTATACAAGAAAGAAGCCGTTGCACCATTATCTTGTATATGAAAATCATCACCACCTTCTATTGTTCTACCCCATGTCTTATCTTCAAATAAACTTTGTTTCAAACTGTTTGTGTGATTTTTATATTCCTCATTTAGTATACCATTACCATTTCTACTATACTCAAATAATTTTTTATAAAAATCTATAAAAGATACATTATGTTCTCGTTTTAGATATGTGGCTGCAACTTGACTAACGCCATGATAGTGATGAGGTATCACAAGACCTTTAGCGAAAAAATACATGTCTATATAATCTTGTTTACTATAACTTTTACTTTCATAGGCAACATAATCAATCTCACCATTACTATCTTTAGGATAAGTATTACCACCTGCAGGTGCAGCTGTCTTTGTATATTTGTATCCGTATTTGTTTTTATATTCAGGATCAGAAAAAGGAGTATTAGGTACGATACTCAAAGGGTGTACTGTCAACGCATGGTCACTTCCTAATTCTAGTATCTTACCTATTCCTTTTATCCATGTTTCTAATGTTTCTTCAGGTAAACCTACAATTAGTTCACAATAATTATCAACGCCTGCTTTATTATAGTCGCCAACAATTTGTTCTAATTTTTCATTTGCAAGATTAATTCTTTTGATTGCTTTTAATGTTTTAGGATTCATACTTTGTAAAGCAATTGTAACACCACGTCTTATCTTTGCTTCTTTATTGAGTATTTCACCCAACTCAACAATACGTTTTGGTTGTTGTTTTGCTGTACTATAATCTATTTGTCTAGGATAACCAGTTTCATTTCTACGTTTAGCGATGTGTCTTATAAAGTCAACATCTCTATTGAACATACCTACATTACTATCACCAAAGTATAAGAAGTCAATTTTATTTTTTACAATCCAATCTATCTCACCTATTACTCTATCATAATCAAACATGGCAATCTTATTGTAATATAAATCTTGTTGATCGCAGAAAGAACAACTATATGGACAACCTCTATTAGTTTCTATGATAGCACTATATTGTTTACCAGGTTGCATAAGACTATCCATCAACCCACTTAAATAAGGACTTGGTATGTCGTTTAATTCTTTATCTGGTTTAGGTGGCGTATAAGAGTCTTTTGTCATTACGCCTGGGTACGTATAGTTACCTTTTAGTATTTCAGCAAATGCTCTTTCACCTGCATATGTAACTATAATATCGCATAGGTCAGTATTGTCTTCTAACCAACTTTGTTTGAATGGCACTTGTGGTCCACCCATTACTATTTTGCAATTAGGATATTTCTTTTTGACTGCTCTTGCTAACTGACAAGTTATGTCCCAGTTCCACACGTATGTTGATAATGCTAAGATGTCAGGATTGTCTATCTTTTTTAGATAGTCCTCTACAGACTCTCTTTCAAAGAAGATGTTTCCTAGTTCCCAATCTGTTACCTGTGTCTTACAATATTCCCATATGTAAGCAACACTTAACGGTAAAAAGATAGCGTCAGCAATTAGATTGTTTATTTGAGTAAAATATACCTTTTTCAAGCTTCATTCCTTAATTCTCTACTCTACCCTCTATTGATATTTATACATAAATATGTTATAATATATTATGAAAAATGTAAATATAGTATGTACAAGTAAACCTGGTGATGGTCTGTTTCATTACAGTTACGAACATTGTTGTTTTCTCAACGACCTAGGTATAAGTGCCAAACTCATTGTTATACCCAACAAAAAACATACAATACAAGATTACATTGACGCAATAAATGAGTGTTATACAAAGTTTGAAAATATAGTCTTTAATGACTATATGCCACGGTCAGATGACACTACTTTAATTATGGGTAGAAGTATGTTGACACTTGCATACCTTGATTACAATGAATATACTGAAGAACAAAAATTAACATTACATAGTTTGTTCAATGGTAAACTTATATCTGTATATTCAGAAAATCATATTAAAGAATATCCTATCGCACTAGAATTTTACGGACCTGAAGAAGTAATTGACTTATGTGACCATGAGGTATATGTAAACGGTGTAGGTGAGCAGTTTGAAAAGATAATAAACTTTAGTATATACAAACCTATAGAAGATAACATACAATTTAAATATCTATTCTTAGGAACAAATAAAACATATTATAGAGAAGTAGAAAAACATATAAAAAATTATACGTCACATGGTATCATAGCATATAAAGATAAGTACATAAGTCAAAAACATAATCATGTATTCGTACCTGTTAAAAATCTATTAGGTTTATTTGACACTTATGTTTACACTAAACCTAACTTTGATCCTGCACCTAGAATTATACAAGAATGTAAATGGTTAGGAAAAGAAGTGATTTATTTAAGAGATAAATCTATTAAAGATGGTGGACCTGTATATTGGAAAAGACCTGCAAAATGTTTAACTGAACAAAAAGATAAAATAGAAAATTTACTAAAACATTTAAGATGAGTGATATAGCATTTTATAGAAGATCAAAGAAAGGAATAAATATTGACATAAGCAATAGGTGTCCACTTGAATGTATGCGTTGTCAAAGGCAGACAAACTTTACACTTGAAGGCAGAAAAGTTTATGGTCGGGATGCTACAATGGATGAGATAAGAAAGTTATCTGATTATTTTTCATCATTTAATTTTTGTGGTCAGTTATCTGATCCTGTACATCATCCAAAGTTTGTTGAGATATTAGAGTACCTGTATAATAAAGATATACAAGTTACAGTACATAATGCCTCATCTGCCAAATCTAAAAGTTGGTACGTACAAGCGTTTAAGGCACACCCTAAAGCAAAATGGATATTTGCAATAGATGGTTTACCTGAAGAAAGTAACATGTATCGTGTTAACCAAGACGGTAAAAAATTATATGAAGTTATGTTAGAAGCAAAGAAACACTTAAAACAAACGCCATCTTGGCAGTTTATAGTGTTTAGTTACAATGAACACAATTTAGAAAAGGCGAAACAAATGGCAATAGACGAGGGTTTAATGTTCATAGTGTTACACTCGTCAAGGTGGATGGGAGAAGATGACCCATTAAGACCTCAATCAAAAGAATACAATTTAGGATATAAAGGATACGTAAGACCTAATGTCAGATAAAAAAGATAAACTAGAAGGTAAATTTGTTGCTCAATGTATGAACGGCAAAATGCAAATGGCTATGAGTAATAGAGGTCATCTATTACCTTGTTGTTGGTGCGACCAAGAATGGACATTAAGCACACCATTATTTCAAAAAATGTTAAAAGTAAGTAAAGTAAGTGAGGCAGAAAACATAGATGAAATAGTATTGTCAGATGAATGGAGAGAGTTTGAACAAATTATGAAAGACGGTGAGGCAGGCGATCATAGTAAAGTGCCTAAAAATTGTCTGTATCATTGTTTAATTAGACCAGATGATAATATAAAAATAGAACATCATTTAGATGAAAAAGGTAAATCAATAGTAAAGAATAAAGTATGAAGAAACTTATAGTTAGTGGAGATAGTAATACAGATTCAAACTTTGAATCTATGTTTCATCCTGATATGAATAATAGTTATAAAAAATGGCCTGAATTGTTAGGAAAAAAACTAGGAATGGAAGTTGTTAACATGGCTAGGTCTGGAGCAGGTAATGAATATATCTATACATCTTTACGAAATAAAGTAGTTGATATAAAAAATAAGAGTGAAATTGGTTTAGTTATCGCTGCTTGGTCACAAGCCACAAGAAGGGATTTAGAAGTAGGAAGATATGGAAAAAATCAACCTTGGACATCATTAAGAATTGATACGCATGGCAATTTAATAGGTTGGGTAAATAAGACTTTAGGACATTATTTAGATTTTCAAATTTTATGTGAGAGATTTAATTTACCATATTTTCATTTTCAAACTATTGACATTTATGAACACTACTTACATGGTTATGATCCTACTGCTCAAAGTTATTCAGGAGATAAAGAAAAAGACGAAAAAGATATATTAGAAAATATAAAGAATTTTAAAATTGATACTTCTAAATTTATGGGATGGCCTCCAGTAAAAAAATTAGGAGGTTTTAGATTACATGATTTAGATGAGTACAAAGAAAATAACATATCTGAATTAGATAATCACCCAAATAAACAAGGACAAGAAAAAATAGCTGAGATAATATATGAAAAAATTAATAGTTAGTGGTTGTAGTTGGGGTGATCCTCATTTTCTTTCAGCACAACATCCCACAATGGATACTGATTGGCCTAAATGGCCTGAAATTTTAGCAGAGATGATGAATATGGAACCAGTTAATCTTTGCAAGTCAGGAATGGGAAATGAATATATCTATAGTTCTTTATCAGATTATTTAACAGAAATTGATATTAATAAAGTAGGTCATGTTTTGGCTGCTTGGTCATCAGCACCAAGACGTGATTTTGAAGAAACAATTACGTTTGGTACGGAGTCTAAAAATGAGATAAAACATGATGTAACAAGATGGCAAAATATTAGAACAGACTCAAAAGGTGATTTGCGATATTGGATAAAAAAATCTATAAGATACCAATTTGCGTTTCAAAATTTAATGCAACATTATAAAACAAAAGTTGCTGATCAGGCACTTTTTTATAATCAATTTCAAATGATAAGTTTAATTAAAGGTCATATTTGGGAAATTATAAACGCTGTAGATTATTCATCTCTAAATGAAAGTGATATACAAGCAAGATTATATAAGTTTCAAAAATTTGCAGAATTACATAAACAAGGTACAGATTATGTACGTAAAACACTTAATAAAGAATTTGTTAATACAATTAAACGAAGTAATTATAAATTTAATGATACATTTTTAGGTTGGCCACCAGATGACCGACTAGGTGGATACTCTATGGAAGATTTTTTAACTAACGAATATAGAATATCTGAATTTGATAGACACCCTAACGCAAAAGGGCAAGAAAAAATAGCGGAGGTATTATATGACAGGATGGGATAGAGATTATCTAGCAAACAAAGATGAGTACTTAAAACTTTTTGATAATGTTATGCAAAAAGAAAACGAAAGAAACATTGAGTTTTTAGAAAAGAAAATACAAAAACTTATCAATAGAAAATATGTTATTGCGTGTGCTAGTGGTACAGACGCTTTACAATATGCTCTCATGGCATATGCTATAAAACCTGGTGATGAAGTATTAGTTACAAACTTCTCATGGATATCTTCAGCGTCATGTGTAGCGATGAATGGTGCAACAACTGTATTTTGTGACGTTGATCCAAAAACAAATCATATGTCAATTGATAGTATCAAACGTATGTATTCAGACAAAACAAAAGCAATTGTATATCCTCATTTGTTTGGCAATATATCTGATATGACAGAAATACAAAACTTTTGTGAAGAAAAGAATATCCCACTAATAGAGGATGCTTGTCAATCATTTGGTGCAAGTAGAAATGGTCAACAAGCAGGTACATTTGGTGACATTGCAACATTAAGTTTCAATGCAAATAAACCTGTTGCAGGTATATCAGGTGGTGGTGCTATTTTATTAGATCAAAAAGGTAAAGCAGAATTTTTAAAAAAAGTAAGAAGACACGGTAACGGTGATGTATTAGGTTATAACTCTAAAATGTTAGCAATCAATGCTGAGTTTATTAGTCATAGAATGGACAAAATGCACGAATGGCAAGATAAACGTTTTAGAATTGCAAAAAGATATAATCACAATTTAAAAAATTTACCTGTAACCATACCACATGTAGATGAGGTTGTAAATCATTGTTATCACAAATACGTCATAAGATTAGAAAATAAAGAAACAAGGGATTTACTAAAGAAAAGACTTAACGCTAATGTACATTATCCTATACCCATATCAGAAAATCTATTATATAATAAACATATACATAGAAAAGATAATTGCTTGAATTCCAAGTTAATATGTGATACAATATTAACATTACCTATTCATCCATATTTAACAGATGATGAGGTGGATAATACGTGTAATATTATAATGGCAACAATATGAATGAAATAATTATAAGCCCAAATGTCACTAGTTTTTGTTATGTAGATGATAACAATAATATGATTGATATAACAGATAAGATACCTCAAAGGTTGCTTAAATTTGTAAAGAGATCAAAGTGGTTGTTTGGTGATGATATAATTTTGGATAGAGCATTAGTAGAAAAACACAATGAAGATATTTACGAGTATCTTATAGAAAAGGCTTATGAAAGAGAAGACTTTTTATTTAAACAAACAAGATTTAAAACATTAGCAAAGGAACAATTACTAATAGCATTTAATAAATTATTTTTTACTAAATTTGATAATAGATGATAACGTTAAAAGAAATACAACAGAATTATTTAGCCATAGATTTTTTTATGTCTATGTCTTGTAATAAAGATTGCCATTACTGTACAAGTTATACTTTAGAGATGAGAAACTTAACAGTTGATATGGATTTCCTAAAACAAACACTAGACTATTTAAAAAATTATAAGATACGTGTTTGTCTTTTAGGTGGTGAGCCAGGACTAATTAAAAATTTAGATGATGTAATTGCTGAAGTTAAAAGTAGACCTAATCACGTATGTTCAGTACTATCAAACTCTTTTGTACGTAAAAGATATCCACATATACTAAAAGATCCTGATATACTTTATGTTGAACATAACATATTAGATTTTTACGAAGACGGTATTAAGAAACTAGGTAATTTAGATAGATTAGAACCTTATGGTTTCATACAACCCAATGATTATAACAATTACAATCTATGTGTAAAAACACCTAATTACTTTAAATACAAAGATAGGTTTCCTGAAGAAATGAAAAAGTTAAATCATAAAAACACAATGTGGAAATCATTTAATGGTAGAACACCTAATAAAGATGATGTTACAGCAGTACATGAACAAGCTGCAGAAATAGATCGTAAGATGTGTGCAGCTTTTCCTATGGTACCTGTTATCAATTTTGAAACAAAAAAACTTGTACATTGTAGTAAGAAGTTTGCCAATAACGCAATTCACTCCAGAACATTTGACATAACACAGGAGAATATAGATAAGATGATGAATTTTAGATTATTTAAATATGAGAACTATTGTAAAACATGTATGGAATGGGTTGAACCTAAAGGTCATTTTCCATTATCAAAATATGCGAGTGTATTATGAGTATAACTGATTCATTAAAAAGAAGAGCCCACGTTGTTAATTATAAAAAAGATATTATACCTACTAGATCACAAATAGAGAAAATATTAAGAATAGGTTATCCTCTTGCAACATCAAAACAAAAAGCATTTCCTTACAAAGCATATGTACTAGGACCTAATGAAGAAAGAAGTAAGATGTTATATGACCTGTGTGAATACAATAAAGTAGAGTTTGATGGAGATGTAGGAGAAAAATATCACGCAAATCCTAATTTATATCATATATCATCAGCACCTTGGACATTAATATTTACACCAAGAGTTGCACCAGGTAATGAATTTGCACAAGAACAATGTGCCAAAACAGGAACAAAATGGGAAATGGGCGATGAGTCATTTATACCTCGTGGTAGAGAGAGTTGGTCTATAGAGGTAGGTATGATTGCAAAAACAATTACAGGTGCAGTATTAGACGCAGGTTGGGATACTTCTTATTGTATTTGTTTTCCTAAACAAGTTGAAAAATGGAAAGTTAATACAAAAAATTACTTTGATTTTATTAAGTACATGCCATATCTAATACAAACAATAGGTAGATCAGAATTATATAAATGGCAAAATATGAAACCTGAAAGTTTAGCAAAAGATACTCAACCACCATTTGAGGACATCTTTTCATTTGAGGACGACAATGAGTAGAAAAGAGAAAACTATTGTTATTCTAATTGATTTTGAAGGTCACCCTATATTGAGTGATGAGTATGTAAATAATGCAAGATATTCAGAAATACAAAAGTTTTTAAGTAATCCTTATCCTGGTATTGATAAAGAAAATATAGTTTTTGTTTCAAATAATAGGGATTCCCTCAAATTAAGGGAGTTATTTAAAATGGCTCATACTGTTGGTTTTAAAACTATTGCTCTAACTGAAAAAGTTGATACTTCTATTAGAGAATTACTTAATATAATCCAGATAAAATTAGGTTGGAATATACAATTAAATAATACGCAAATAATTATAGGTGGTTGTAATTTTGGTGGTTGTGTTGTTAATTCTAAAAAGATATCTGCTGTACATTGGTCAAAATTAGGATTTCAAACTACAATACATTTACCCTTGTGTGCGGAGTATGAACAACCAGGAGTTAATTCAACAGAAAAGGCATATAATGGATTTAAACAAGCGTATGATTACATTAAATATCATAACGCATTTGATATTAATCTTACAGATAGATATGAACAATTAGAACTACCATTTTATGAAAAAACAGAAAGATAGCCAATTACCAGAACACTTAACTAAAGGTGGTCCTGGAGATAAGTTTCTAGGCGAAGGTAAGATAGATACATCTAGTTGGTTTGAAGATCCACACATGAATGGTCAAGTAGGACCATTTGAAAAACAAGTCAAAAACCAAGATATATTTTTTTGTAGCGCTCCTTTTCAACAGTTATTTACAGATATACAAGGTAATTATGCACCTTGCTCTTGGGCTAAATCAGAAGAATTTGGTCCTAATATAAGAGATACATCTATAAGAGATTGGTTTGAAAACGATCCTAAACTAAATCAATTACGAAAAGAGATGACAACACCTGGTTCTGATTTAGAGTTGACAAAAAAATCATGTGTATCGTGTATCAACCAAGAAAAACAATATGGCAGATCCAGAAGACAGGCCTCTTTAAAAATACAAAGTCAAAATCGTGGTCTATGGCCTGGTATGCGTGAGGCAGTTGAGGCATTTAAACATACTGATAGAGGTCATATAGAACATAGAATTTTTGAAGTACAAGTTAAAGCGTTTGGCAATGAATGTAATTTAGATTGTTATATGTGCCATACCTACGACTCTTCTACAAGAACTACAACATTGAACTCAAAAGAGTTAGAAGGTCAAACGGTTATAAATGATCCTACTATCAGACACGGTAATGATGTTAAAGTTAATTCTTTCAAAGGCCACATAAAAGATATTATAGATCAGATAGTTGAATTTGCACCTTATATTTACAATCTTAAATTGATTGGAGGTGAACCATTAGTTATGAAACAATTTTATCAATTACTTGACGCAATGGTAAAGACAGGTCATACTGATAAAATGTATTGTAAATTTCAAACTAATATGTCTGTTCTAACACAAGGCAAATATAAAACTACAGACTACATTAAACATTTTAAACTATTTGAATTTACCGTATCGCTTGATGGTATAGGTAAGGTAGATGAATATATTAGACGTAGATCGAATTGGGAAGATATAGTTAACAATATAAAAACGCTACAACAATACCCTAATGTTGTAATAAATGTCAATGGCACAATATCCTTTTTAAGTGTATTAAGATTTTATCAACTAATAGAATGGTTTGATAAAAACAAAAAACTATTTAATCAGATCAACTGGTCTAATATAAGAGGACCAGCAAAGTTATGTGCAAATGTATTACCAGATGATTTAAAGAAAAAACTTATAGACAAATATAAAAACTTTCCTGATATACAGAATGTTTTAAAAGAAGATAATGGTGGTCTGTCTTATTTAGATACAATAGACTACTTGTTAAAAATTGATAAATACTATAAAGGCACTAAATGGGAATCAAACTTATTTGATGTCTTTCCTGAATTGAAAAAATATAATAAGGAAAAAAGAGTGAAAAAGATATATTCAATAGCATTAAATTTACACGACCATAATACATACGATGGCGTATGGCACAATCAAAGAGAACGAGAAACTAGATTTAAACATAATCTACCTTATCATGCTGAGGCATATGCTCATCAATCAGATATTCTAAACCCAGGCGACTATCGTTTAAATAACGAGTTTGTAAAAGAGTATTGGCACGAAAATAAAAGAGATGGTACAAATGGTATTCTAGCATTTACTTACACACTTGGTGGTATTAGAATGTGTAGAAATATATTACCAAAAGAAATATTTGACTATGACCCTAAAAACTTATGGGATTATTATCTTAAAGATAATCTTTATTTTATAGACCATCATCAATCTCACGCAGCCTACGCCTTTCTTAATTCAGGTTATGAAGAATCTGATATACTTGCGATAGATGGTATAGGTTCTAAATTTAGATGTGTATTTTTTGATAAAGAACAAAACCTAATTGATCTATCGGATAAACTACCTATAGGTTGGTTATGGAATCATATGTCTGGTCTTACAGGTTTTGGTACATTAGGTGCAAGTAAACTTATGGGTAAAGTAGGATATGGTAAGTTTAGTAGATATTACTATACATGTTTTGAAGTTATACTTGATGGTCCTATAACTGAAAAGAAACAAGAACACTTTAAGCAAATTGATGTTGATACGCACGGTGTAGATGATTTAGCATACACACTACAAAGATTTACTTTAGATAAAATAAAAGAACATGTATATCCATTAAAGACTTGTGATAACTTATGTATTGCAGGTGGCGTTGCATACAATGGTTATATGAATGAAGAATTTACTAAACATTATAACAATGTATTTGTACCACCTGCAGTTGGTGATGAGGGGCAAGCCATTGGTGCATATCAACACGCTGATTTTGTCTTAAATGAAAATATACATAAATCAGAATTGTATGCTGGTAAAGAGTATGATTATATAGGTGAAGAAAAAGTAGATTACAAAGAAGTGGCACAAGCAATAGCAGATGGTGCTATCGTAGGTTGGTTTCAAGGTAAATCAGAAAGTGGTAATCGTGCATTAGGTAATAGATCAATACTTGCAGACCCACGTAATCCTAATATAAAAAATATTATTAATCACACTATAAAAATGAGAGAAGATTTTAGACCATTTGCACCTGTAGTATTAGAAGAACATTACCAAGAATACTTTGATACTAGAGGAGGTCCTAGTCCTTATATGTCTAGGATATGTAAAGTAAAAACTGATAAAGTACCAGGCATTACACACGTTGATAATACTGCTAGAATACAGACTATAAATATAAAAGACAATGAGAAGTTTTATAAGATAGTGAATGAGTTTTACAAAATTACAGGTATACCGATGTTATTGAATACAAGTTTTAATTGTCAGGAACCTATCGTAGAAACACCTCAACACGCATTAAGAACTTTCAAAAGAACAGCATTGAACATGTTAGTTATTAACGATTGGATAATTAGAAAATGATAGAAAGAGATCAGTTACAATTTTTAAAAAATATATTAAGTTTACATAACAATCATATAGATTATAATTTATTAGAAAAAATAATCTATACAATAAAAGAAGAACCTGATTTAGAGTATAATATACTAGACTCTTTTAGTAGTCCTCAAGTTAATGCAAAAATGAATATTATAAACCATTGTGATAAACTTGGTTTAATAACAGATCAAACAGAAATAACAATATTCGGTTGTTGGTTTGGCAGTATTCTAGTACCTGCATTGGCGCCTAGAGTAAAAAAGATTACAGCAATAGATATGGACGATAGAGTTATAAAGATTGCTAAAAATAAATTGTTTTACAACTATGAAAATGTTACCTTTATATCAGATGACATATTCAAAGATTTTAGAAACGAATATGAGAAAACAGATTTATTCATTAATACTTCGTGTGAACATATGCGACCAATGTCTGAATGGGGACCTATAGGACCTAAATCACTATATTTCAATTCAAAATTTGGTGTGCCTGTTACACGTAAAGTTCCATGGTGGACAAGAATGAAAAAAACAGCACATTTTGCCTTTCAATCAAATGACATGTTCAATATTGATACACATATAAATTGTGTAAACAATGGCGATGAATTTAAAACACAATTACCTACAAACACCGAAGTACTTGTTGAAGATGAGATCAATGATGAAAGAGGAACAAGATTTACAATAATAGGAAAGATATTATGAAAAGAGTAATTTATAGTTTATATATTGATATACCTTTAAAAGATATTGATATTTTTGATGAGAATATTTTAAAAACAGGTGATACACCTATGAACATAAGAAGTAAACAACAATTTGCAAAACATTATGGTGATTTGTGTGCTTGTAAACAAATCTATGCTGACGCTATTGGTGCTGATTTTATCTTATATGAAAATGATTCAAAGTTTATATCTTGGTCAGAAAATATAAAGAAACAATATCCATACCTTACAATGTATAATATAATAAATTTTTATAAGATACATTTAATGTATGAACTAGCTATGACGTATGATGAAATATTATTTTTAGATTTTGATGTTGTGCCTATGAAGAACGAAAACTTTTTTGAGGCATGGGATTTAACAAAAGGTATAGCAGTATTAAACAATAATAATAAAATCACAAAAATTGATTCAGTTACAAATACATCACAAACAATAAGAAGTCCATCATCAAAATATTTTAATGCTCAGGCAATGTTGTTAGAAAAAGGATTAAGTCCTAGAAATGATGTTATTAATACAGGTATTGTAGGTATTAATAAAGATCATTTAATAAAACTAAATTACTTTGCAAATTTTGAAAACGACTTAGCTATGATGTCTGAATTAAAAAAGAGTAGTGATATATTTCCTGACAAGGTAAGACAATACTTTGGTTGGGATAATGAAACATTATTTTCAGTTAAAATTGAGGAAAACAATGTGCCAATGCAATGGTTAGATGACAAGTGGCATTATTTTTTATATCATCAAGGTTTTATACCTAACAAAACTATACTCTGCCACGCTATCAATAAAGACTTTGAACTTGTGTGGAGAAGGCTTAATGCTTAAAATATGTACGGTATACTTTGATGGTTTCTACACACCTGATTACGTTGAAAGACTACATGATAGTTTACGTAAGCACTCATCAATAGACTTTGAGTTTGTATGTTTAAGTGATACAGATGTCAAAGCAGATTTAGTCCTACCTTACAATCATCATAGTAATATAGTAAAACATTGGCATAAACTAAAATTCTTTAGTCCTCAATTTGCATATCAGAATCCAGGTGATGAAATAATCATTATGGATATAGATCAACTCATAGTAAGTAACATAGATGATTTACTAGGCCATCCTGTATCAGATAATGAATTAATAACATATGGTCAATGGTGGGAAAACAAACTAGGTATCAATGGTGGTTTCTATAAGTTTAAATCAGGTAGTTTAAAATTTGTATGGGATGACTTTGCACTTAATCCTGAATACTGGCAATTACATTTCTATAACGAAGGAACAGTACATAAGAAATATTATGGCGAACAAAATTATGTCAAGTGGAAGATATTAGAACATAAAGCAAAACTAACTAAAACACCTAGTGAATGGATTGCGAAATATACAGATGAATACAATGAAAATTTAAAACTAAATCAAATGTATATGCAAAAGTTTGATACTGACTTTATGATATTAGATAAAGAAGTAAACGAAAAATTAAAAGTAGTACACTTTACAGGTGTAGGAAGAAAGATAAATGAGAATTATTTGTTGTAGATTTGGTAATAAGTTTACTCAATGGCACGTTGATAACTTAAAACATATGATAGATGAATACTCTGGTCTAAAGTATGATAGTTTTGAAGTTATAGAAGACGACCTATATGGTAATTGGTTTAACAAATTTCAGATGTACGATAGGTTCCGAGATGGGGAGAACCTGTATTTTGATTTAGATATGATTATCTACAACAAGTTACCTAATCTAGTAAGAAAAGATTTTACGTTATTAGATGATACGTGGTGGAGAGAAACTGCTCATACACCTTTAAATTCATCTATTGTTTCATGGACTGGTGATGTATCTTATATATGGGATAGATTTAAAAAAGAAGACACCTTCTACGTGGATACCTACACCAGAGGTAGTGATGAATGGTATTGGAAATATACAGAATATAAAACGTATGAAAGAGTATGTCCTTCAATTAAAGACTATATGTATTATAAACCTCTATCATATAGTATAATTACACTCGGTCAAATGCAACATATTATGGAAAAAGGTTGGACTGGTTGGTATTCAGACTATTTTTTAAGATAGTATCTCACAAGCAGTTGCTATAATTTCAGTTTTAGTTTTTGATTGTCTTAACTTTTTCTTTAAGTCTTCTTTTTTAGTATCCTTGATTGCGTCTAACTCAAATATTGCAAGTTTTAAAGCAAAAACGTGATCTAAATTTTCTTCATCACCAAAAATAGCTTCTACTACTCTAGGATAAAATTTAGTGTCAATCTTATTTGAGTCCATTATTAGACCATCTTTTTTTGCAATTTCTAAAACCGCATTTTCAAAATCTCGTCTTTCGTTTTTCTTTTTTTGATACGTTGCCTCATGCAATTGATCTAAAGTCATAACAGTTTGTAGCGCTTGAAACTTAACATCTTTTTCATCAAAAGGAATGTAATATGGTATAGTTGCTGACCTATCTTCGCTTGTCATTAATATTTCAATGTTTTTTCTTTCATTGTCACAAAAATGAGCAGTTATAAAATGATCTTTTAAGTATTCTTCAGTTAACATGTTTGTTCTCCTTAATATAGTCATATAAGTTTATTTTAGGTGACCAACCTATTTTATTTAGTAGTGTATTATCAGCAAGGTTATCCAATCTTTCGTTTTGTTCTCCCACAACACGTTTACAGTTAATTCCAAAGTAATCAATTAACTCTACAAGATTGTTTGTAGTACCAGAACCTAAATCTGTTACACCTCTTAAATTTGATTTAATTAAAGTATCTATCCCTCTCACTAAATCGTCAACGTGTATAAAATCTCTACTATGATTTGTGTTGATATAAGGAACATCATTTCGTAATATTCTTGGTATCAACATTGTTTCTCTAGCATTAGGACCATACACGGTTGTAAATCTCATACCCATACTGTTTGCAGGAGCAATACGCTCTAAAGCATATTTACTCATTGCATATGGATTTTTCCAAGGTTCATGTGCTGTTGATGAACTTGCGTATAAGATTCTTGTATCTTTGAAAAAATCAAAAAGTCTTTGACCTGCGATTACATTTTGTATCCAATACTCTTCCGATTTATTTAAACTATCTCTAACACCAGATAAACCAGCGAGATGTATAACTAAATCTACAGAATATTTTAAGTCGCAAGAAAGTAAATCATTGCCTGTTGTTTTGTCCAGACAAATTACTTCGTGTTTTTGATCTGTTAAGAATTTATTTAAGTGTTGACCTATGAAGCCTTCACTACCTGTTAATAATATTTTCATAATTCATAATATAATTTATAAGTCTATTAAGACTTATGTATTCTTAAATAATATGTTGCAGCTGTAGTTGCAGATCCATTTGGAAATTCCTGTGCTCTATAGTCATCAACGTTTACAAATAATGTTTGATAGTTACCAGAACCATCTAATATAGTATCAACCATACCAGAACCTCTAGTATTACCAGAGCCCGAAGTACCAATGTTATAACTTAAAGAGTAACCATCTCCAGATGATACTGCTGTGTACTTCATCCATTCTTGTAACAATGTATCAAAAGCAGATGCTGTAAATTCTTTGATGTTATTAGAACCATCTAAAAAATATGGTTCAGTATATGTAATTTGAGAACCAGTAATTCTTTGTAAATAATAGTTTGTAACAGTTGTAGGTTGGTCAAGCGTTTCAGGAATTTCACTTGCTGTGTAGAGAGATGTATCTGCTCTAGTATCTATAAAGATTGGTGTTGATGATCCTGATACTTCAGTTGATCCAGCAATCGAAGCACTTGTTGAAACGTGATAAGTTCCACCTTGTTGAGTGGTTGTTGATCCTGAAGCCAATAGATCAATTGCTGGGTGTAAAAATGTATCTTTTACATCCGTTAAATTCATTGCTTGTATCTGACCAGATGTGTTGTAATACACAGGCCAAGTTTTACCAGTATCAGACGTAGGTGATCCTGCTGTTCTAGTTTCAGATACTTTATCGTAAGTAACTGTAACAGTACTTGGTTCTGCTGTAGTAGCTTCAGTTGGTGTTGAAGTTGTACTTGTTGATTGAGCACCCGCTTGTTTTCTTGTGTCGTTAATTGCCGCAAGTGAACCACCCGAACCGACAACAGATAATGCTACACTAGGACTCAATGAATATTGATAGACAGCCTGATCTATGATCTGTCCGACCATAGTAGTGTCCATCTCTCGTAGATTACCTGAATCTACATATAAAGGTTTTCTTACTGCCATAATTTCTCCATTTTTTATCTGGTACCACGTCTTTCAGTAAGTACCTCTCTTTACTTATTTATACTATTTATGCACCTGCAGCGTACATTGTTTTAACAACAACGCCACTAGAATTTAAAATCTGCAAGGTTACTACACTTTTTAGTTGATCTTGCCCTATGGCATCATCAGCTATATTTACCTCACCTATAGTGTCGTTTGCAATCATAGAACCAACGATAGTACCTGTATCGCCAGTAGTTATAACTGTTCCTGTCACATTAGGCAAAGTGATTGTTCTATCTGCTGTGGGGTCTACAACAGTTACTATAGTTTCGTGTGCGTCTGCTGTTGTTCCTTCAAATATCAGACCTCCACTTGCTAATGATGTGTAGAAGAATCCGTCAGTTGATACGTTTTTAGTTCCGAAATCAACAAATGATTGATTACTTGAAATCTTATCAACAGTTAGCGTTTTAGTTGCAGGCATTGTTACATCATCACTCATTGTGATAGTAGAGCCTGAACTTGCAATTGTACTGCCTGTAAATGATAACTCACCTAATGTGTGAGCACCTGTGCCTGAAGCAGTAAACTCACCAGCAATTGTTACATCATCGGTTAATGCGTATGTAACCGTATCTGTTGCTGATACCGTTGCTGCAATTTGATTTGCTGTACCATTAAATAATAACGTATTTCCATTTACAAGTGTTTGAGTACTTGAGCCATCTGAAACTGTAAAAGATAATGCACCAGCAATCGCAGCGTATAATTCATTAACAGCGCCTATTACAGACGTTGCGGTTAAACCAGAATCTAACGTAGCAATATCACCAAAATCATCAGCCGATAGAGCATTAAACTGTGTTCTAAAGTCTTCTAATGTTTGTGTAGCAGTTATTTGTCGTGCAGCCATTACTTTTTAATTACCTCTTTTATTAATCTTTTTATTTCAAACAATTCTTGTTTTAAAGTATTTATTTCTTTTATTGCTCCTCTTAACTCATCACCTTGTTTTTGTCTAGTCTTGTGACGTGACATATACAATTGAAATTCACTTTTATTTACGTTAACGATGGCATTTGAGTTGGTATCTCTTACTAGTCCAGAAAATCCTTCTACTCTTAATTTGCTCATCTTATACCGCCAGTGCTATTCCTCTCATATCTCTTAATACAGGTGGATATGATGAATTACTTCCTTTCATAACTATTTTAATTTGAAAGGCAGTAAAGTCATTTATATCACTTGCTGTATATTTGTATTCTTTAAATGTTGTATCATCTTCAGCAGGTACAATAGATGAGTCTGAACTACCATCTGTATTGAAAGGTGTCCAACTCAAATCATCTAGTTTGTCGCCATCTGTTGCAGCTCTAAAGTACATTTCAACTTCAGATGTTGCTCTTATGTTTGCAGTTAATCTAATGTCTAACGCTTTTGAGTTGTTTTCTAGCAATACTGGTTTAGTACAATAAACAGCAGCTGATGATGTTCCTGTATTTGTTGTATCACTAACAAAATCAGGTGTGTTAGAACTTGTAGGATTATTTAATCTATTTGAAATTGTAAATGCACTCATTCTTTGAGTATCTAATACAGGAGAAAGTTTAGTATTTGTAGTTGTCATTTCTAATATTGTATAGAAAGATTTGCCAACACCTTTTGCTGCAACACCTAATACAGTATCTCCTGACTCATTTATTTCACTTGCAACCATTTGAGGTGCTGTGAAAGCAATAT